TTTGTTAATGCGGCTGGAACAGCCAAATAACAAATACCCTGTAGAGGAGTATCGTTTTCGTTATATCCAGCCACAGTGCTAAATTGAAGCACTGCTGATGAATCTAAATCGTCAAAAGATGACTTTAGTGTCAACCAGAACTTATACCCTGTGATATTAACCACATTGCTGTTGTTATCCAATATCCGTAATTGAATATTGTAATCATCACCCGCTCTCATGTCTGGAAGATACTTAGCCATTTTTAATCCTCGTTAGGAACTAATACTGCGGTCACAGTGCCAGAAACAGCAGTTACGTTTAATGCAACGTAATCAGCACTTGCGATAGTGGTACGACCTGATGCCGAAATTGTTGAGATTGTAATATCTTTTGCGGTATCACGGAATGGATTACTGATTAAAGTAATGCTCGCTGTTCCAGAAATATGAACCACAAGCGTTGAAAGAGCTGGTGCAAACAATGTGTTACTTCTACCAGCCACAGTAGTAATATCAGAACGAGTTTGTGTTAGCAATCCATTGTTATCAACAACCGTCCCGAAAAAGGTATAACATCCTTCACTCATTTTCTTTTCCGTTTAGGTGGTTTAATAATATCAAGGATTTCTTTAACAGAAAGACCTGATTCTTCTAATTGCTTAATTTTTTCAGCCTTTAAATCACGTTCACGTTGCGCTGATGCTACATATTCAGCAATAACTAATGCGTTTTCTTCTGAATCACTTTTGTGAATAACTTGACGCTCTAATGCTTTATGACGTGAATCTAAATCAAGAATCTGTGCTTCAATAGCTTGTTTTTGTGCAAGCAAACCTTGAAGTTCATCGTGTGCTGCTTGAAGTTCAACTTGTAATGCATCTTGGTCATCAGCAGGAATAACAGCTACCGCTAGAGGTGCTTCAGGTACGATTTCTTCAACAACTTCTTTTTGTTTTTTAGACGCTTTTGGTGGAGCAGTGTATGTCGCTACGTTATCACGAAGTAAACCTAATGCTACTTTGTTGATATCTTCACGAGTTAACTCTGGATTCCCAACCAATGCTTTCACAGCATCAAGTGCAGGTAAACCGTCATCAGTCCATACTGTTTCATCAAATGGGTCTAAGCTCTTTAATACGCTTAATAAATCAACAGCCATTTTCTTATTCCTATATCTTTAATGTGAAACTAGGTGTGAGTTTCCCCACACCTAGATTTAAACAATCTTAATATTCGCGTGTAATTAAACGTGCGATAGGAATTTGTTTACGTTCTGGGTAAGCACGTTGCCATGAACCAGCCGCTTGTAAAGTAGTAACTGATGCACCACCACCTGTAGCAGTACCAACATAAGAAGTACCAGTAGGCGCAACAACCCATTCTGTACGGCTGTACAATGTTTCAACACCTGAACCGTTACCCGCAGATGGGTTACGGAATACTTCAGTTGGTGTTTTAGGAGTACCCATACCTAATTCAATTGCACCTTGACCAAGTACATATGTTTCAAATACACCAGCAGAACGTGGAACCATATCGTCATACACAACTTGAAGACCCATGAATGTTGGGATAGTCAATTTACCTTGTGAATCAGGAATGAAGTCAATCAAGTCGTTTTTAAGCATACGAGCATAAACGATTGAGTGAACAAGTAATGTGCTTAAGTTGCCGAAAGAATCACCCATAGTTGCTAAAGTATCAATCAATGCATCAGCAGTGAAGTTAGTCACACCAGCAGTGAAAGATGCACCTTTAACATCAACAGTCATGTCGTTTTGAACGTGTTCTGTGCCAGTAGGAGCAGCTGCGTTATCAGCAAATACACCTTGTAAAGTAGCCACAACGTGTGATTGTAAATCCCATGCCCAGTAGTTAGACACACGGTTTACGATGTTTGCTAATGGGTCAGAACCTGTGATATCAGCAGACAAATCAATAGAAGTCCAAGATTGGTTACGGCTCAATCTGTGTTGTACAATAGATGCCGCTGAGAATGCTTTTGCTGTTGACAATACTGAATCGTCATCGCTAGATACGTTAGAGTTAACACGAGTTAAATCTTTGTGGAAAGGCATAGTAACAATGTTACCACCGCCAACTAAGAAATTGTCTAAGTAAGAAGAACGCGCAATTGCACCAGATTGAATCAATTTTGATTTTGCTTCAGTTGCAAGTTGTGTGTACTGTGTGAATAACTGAGGTACGACTAATGCCGAAAGTTGTGTAGCTGTTGCCATTGTAAATAATCCTTTTGAATAATGTTTTTAGTGTATTTCATTTCTGCACCCATGTGTGAAATTATTATATTCTGTTAACCTACCCATGTAGATTTATAATGGTAAGTTACACTAAAAATGCTTAATTGTCAAGAGTTTTGATAAAAAAATACCCTAGAAGATAATCCACTAGGGCAGAGGTAAGCAGAGAGGAGAAACACAAAATGAACAAAGAATCTATTAAACAATCTAACTTAAATCGTTTAAGAGATTCCTAGCATGATGGAGAGGTTCATGCTAGAAACCAAGAGGAGAACCTACGAGATGAAAAATTTAAATTTTATTGCCACAAAAAATAAACTATGGCTGATTATTTCATACATCCTAAGACCTGTCAAGCATATTTTAAAAAACTAATTTACTACCTGCGGCTTTAGCTAATTGTTGTGCTAAGGCTGGGTTTTCAGACATGAGTTTTGCTTGCTCAGTCATATTACCTGACGCAAATGGATTATCGACTCGTGTAGTACCACCAGAGCCTTTAGAACCTCCACCTTGAGATTCACCCCACCAGAATGCTGTCACTTGCTGTTGCTGTGCTAACCACGCTTCAAATGGAAGGTAATCGTCTTTGGTCAAGAACTTACCATCATCAGTTTCCACAAACAATCTTTCCGCTTTAAGCATCACAGTTTCTTCAAAACGTGAATCAATTTTAGCGGCTCTGATTTTACTTGTAAACTCATCGTTCATTCTACGCTGACGCTCAATCGTTTGATAACGATTTAATTGTTCTTCATATTCTTTTGTTTTAGAGAGCAATAGCTCTTTCTCACTAATCACAGGTTGTAGCTTCGCATTTAATCGAGCGGCAACCATTTGTTCTAATTTGGCATCATCAATTTTACCTTCAGACGCGGCTTCTAATTCTTTAATTCGTGCCAATTGTTGTTGCACAGATTCTGGTTCTAGTTCACCAAATAAAGACAATTTCTGCTTGATTGTCTTTGCATCATTACGCTCTTTTTGCAGAGCAGAGTACACAGTATTGAATTCAGTTAAAGGTTTCACACCTTCAACATCAAGTACATATTTTGAACCATCATCAACAGATGTATATAAATCATGAAGTGATGCATCAATTTCGTCTAAACTCGTTAATTCGTATTTTAAAGCCATCTTTAAAAATCCTCTAAGGTTCGGCTAACATTAGCCTTGTGTTGGACTAACACCATTGTCAGTCATATCGTCTTCTTGACCATTTACTGTCACAGTAGTGGTCGGTTGTTTAACAGGTTGAACTTGGATTGGTGGAGCTAAATCTTCACTATCTATTTGTTTGCGTTCTTGCTCATAATCCATTTTAGTTAGATTTTGAGATTTTAAGATTTCATGTAACGCTGCGTCCGAGATAGGAAGTAAACCAGTTTGTTTTGCAGCCACAAGTTGCGCAAAGTCTTGACCAGTCATATTCTTATCCGCGAATTGTAAATTCGGGATAACCTTAACTTGGGTTTCATCCACATTCATCCAACGTGCTAACTTTTTAAGCAATTGCTCTAATCCATATGCCGCAGTCACAGCTACTTGATTCAAACTTGCTGTCTGAGCCGCCATACGAATCTTAAGTGCGTCACCTGACTCTTGTTTGCTGTTGCTGTTCATTAACTGACCAGCTTTAGTCACAGCGGCTTCTTTGTCGTTCTGTAGAGCTTGACGCATCTCAGCAAGACCTGAGGAAGACACACCAATAAACTTGGCATCACCGCCCATATCTACATCAATTTTAGCACCTGCTCCTACACGGGTTGCTTGGTCTTGGTCATTAGAGCCACCTACTACCACAAGTGTGTCTTGACCTTGCATATAGAGTGTATGACGATAATCTGCTTCAGCACGATAGATTGCAATCGATAGATTAGCTAATCCGAGTAATGGTGGGATATCAGGTTTAGCGGCAATATCTTTTGTATTAATAAACACAAATGGGATTTCATTTAATGTTTGACCACGATACTTAGGTGTGTATAGCGCACGGTCAATCATGACCCCGTTTTCACCCATAATCACAACAGCTTGTGAGTATTCACTTGTTGTGTAATCTTCTTCATTAAGAACTAAATCACCCAATGAAAGAACACGATATCTAAATTCTTCAAACCATGAGAAGTCACGTCTTACCCATGTGGATTCATCTAGTACCACAAGATTTAAAGCATTGAACCCGACATTATCAGAGCCTTCATCCCAATTAGTAATATGCTCTGCATCGTATATAGCAATATATGGGTTGCCAGAGCCACTAGTATCAATGTCAAGCAATAAGCCAACACGCCCAGTAATAAATTGTTGCGCATGAATCCTCCGCAATAAATGGTCAATATTATCACCATTAATACTTGCTTTATCGCGCAAAAATTCCATTTCTGGAGGAAGTGATATTTGAGTGGGTTTATAGTGGAGAAGACCTAAATAAGATTCAACAGCATCATGTACAAAGTTGTGGTAGACAGCTCGTTGCTTATAAGCGTTATATGCAGTGCGCCCATCTTGACCAATACCCATACCATCAAGTGTTTGACCGCCCGTTGGAGGTAGATACGTCTCACTTTTACTTTTAACCTGTTTCTCGCCTTTATAACAATCCCGCATTAAAGTGTAATCGGGAATTGCTTCATCATAAAGTGGATGTGTAGAACTAATACTCATAAAATTTTATCCTTCAGTAACTATGTCATGAGCAGAAGCTAAAGCAATCACACCTGTGACAATTTCAACGGCTGTATCTTTTTCAATACCAAACCAAGAAATCAGCAACATAGGAATTAATAACATAAGTCCTCGTTGAGTTCCTTGTTCGGATAATTTATATTTTACTTTATCCCACAGTGAGGGTTTCTTGACTTCTACCGCAGATAGACGTTTAATGATTCCTTCTAATTCCGCGATTCTATTTTCTAAATCTTCTGCCATTACGTCCTCACTATAGTTTTATTACTTAGCTTGCTTGAATGCGAGAAATTGTGTCGCTGGTTTAGCTGCGATATTCAATGCTTCACCTGTAGACGGATTACGACCTACTCTTGCAGCACGAGCAGCACGAGTTTTCAATTTGAATGCACCAAAATTTGGAATACGAATTGATGTCTGAGCAGTTAATGCTTTGAATACATTATCAATCACAGTACGGGTGTCTGCGTTGGTCAATTGAATACCAGCATCACTATTTAGCGACTTAACTTCTTGTAAGAATTCTTTTAAAGCCATTATTATTTTACCTTTAGGTTAGTATAAGGTGGTTAGAAAAGAACACATTACCACAAGTTAGTGGGTTTTGTCAAGGATTTGATTGGGGATTTGATGAGGTTTGATA